TCGAAAAAATCGACCGAAAAGTCAGGGTACGCAATCAAGGCCTCTATGAGACTGGGAATAAGGCTATGATTAATATGAGGCGTAGCAGAGATACTGGAAAGCTCTACATAATCAGGAATAGGAGTGCAATCGAGGGTACTGAGCTGAAGTGTCGAAAATTGTCCCTCTTTAATATAGCCTACCTGAACAAAATCGACATTGAGGGCCGGATTAATGCGGCGAATAACAACATGAACTTGTGTCATAGTAATATAATTTAATGTTTCATTTAGAGCTTACCGTAAAAACGCCTCCAAGCGTCGGAGTGCCTAAGCCAGAATTCGTAACCCTCGGGAGTTGAATCAAACAGAAAAGCAGAGGAGATGAGGGACTCAGGGCCGAGGCTAGGCGTACGATAAACATATCGAATGTGGCCACGCAAGTAGTCTCGAAAGGTCTTTCGAGCCGTAGGGATGTGGTCATAGTTCGCCCTAAAGGCAGTAAATATCCCTCGACGAACAAGCCACTCAACAAATGCGTACTCTACAACGTCGATCATCAACTTGTCGACTTTAAATCTTTTGGTGTTCTCCATAGCAATACGGTTATTGGTTTGTGCCACAAATATAACAACAAAAATCTAAAATGCAAAAAAAATCAACAATTCTAACGAGAGCTTCGAGTAGTATTGTACGAACTCGAGTGAGTACCACGAGTCATCTCTGTCTTCGCATAACCAACAAGATTTCCTCTCGAGTCATAACGAGTCGTAAGCGAAGAGCCGGCGGAATCGCTGGTAGAACCGCCAGCAGAGATAGTCTTAGAGGCACGAGACATGCCTCCGCGAATTATACCTGCGCCAGCGATGCTAGCAGCCGCACCGACTAAAGCTTTAGAAATTTCAACATACGGGTCAACCTTCGCGTTACGAAGAGCAATGCGGGCCTGCTCGGGAAGGAAATCAGATGCATTTGCTTCGTTTATAATGGTTTTATCGTGAAAATCTTTAAGCGACATTGAAATCTTGAAAGTCTTAGGACCGGGATTTCCACGGGTAATAGGATTTTTGCTTCTAAGATTTCCTGAATACTGAGGATTCGGAATTTCGATATCGAAACGCTTGTCCCAATTACGCGCGAGCTCATTAGCAGTGTCAAGATTATTTAAACGTAAAGACTCTATAACTTCACGAGCCTGCTGGCCAAGAACTTGATTGAGAGCAGCCTGAGTATTCATCATGAAGGCTTGAGCCGACATGACAGCACCTATATTTTCATTCTCGATATTCAAGCGGCGAACTTCCGCAGCGACAAGGGCAGCCTGATTCTTCTTTTCATCAATGACACTCAAAAGGGTAGAATCAGAAATAAATCGATTGTTCTTTTCTATATCCTCTTGAACTCGAAGAACATCATGGGCAGCTAAATTATGTTTTGTTACTGCCTCATCAAGAGCTACACGAGCCTGAGCCATAGCAACATAAAGCTGATTGCCGACATTCTGGTCATCAATAGAACGAGCCTCCGCTTCATCACGAGCAGCGGCAGCAGTATTGCGATCAACCGTAGACTGGGCAACCATATTCTGCGCAATAGCAGCGGGGTCGGCAATAGGTGAAGCACCGGGACTAACTGGGGAACCACCAGAAGGACCAGCAGCGGAAGGCATAGCAGCAGAACCTCCTGACATCGTAGCGTTGACGCCAACGCCTGAAGAACCTAAAACGGCGGCAGGGGTAACACCAGCCTTCAAATAGCGAGCAAAAAGTTTTGAAGGGTCATTATAAGCGTTTTCATAATCAAATTGTTTCTGCCAATTAGCGTAAGAAAGCTCCGACTGTTTCTGCATTTGCTCTAAAGCATACTGCTGTTGAAGCTTCATTTGCTTTTGTTGAAAACGCCACTGGCGACGGGCATTCATGCCTCCGAAAAGCTGACCAAGGGCGCCAGAAATCAAGCCTGTAGTACCCGTAGAGGCAGCGGACTGACCAAGGGCTTGACCGAAGGATGCGGCGGAGGCAATGGGAATAGGCATACTATATATGGGTTAAATTGTTAGAACGAATAATATAATCAACACGGACAGTGTCGATGTGAACGCCGCTACGCTGCATTCTAGCTTGAGCCGAACACGAGGCAAGAAAAAAGGCAGCTAAAGCAGCGACAATAGAAGAAACAAGCGTCCAAAACGCCTTCGACTTATAAAACGGTTGTTTGGTATCAGACATGATAGTAGAATTTAAAGAACGATAGAAAAATGCGCGGCCTCTCCTGCAGTCGTTACCAATAACCTCTAGCAATTCACGAACTCTTGCAAGAGGGGTCCGCGCACGTAGCATATATCGTCAAGTAAAGGATATCCTATTTTTCTTCAGGATTAGTAGACTTCGAGTCAGACTTACTCCTATCTATCATTGAATCAATAAGTTCTTGACCTACTTCGAGACCGTCAAACTTATCCATACGAGAGAAGGAATTAGGGTCAAAGTCAATATCAGGATTATACTTCTCTCCTTTCTCAAAGTCAGAGGGTTCAGCTGTTACATCTGGACGACCGGGAAGGACGTCGACAGAACCAGAACCGTCAAGAACGGAAAGGATACGCTGACCGCGAGAAACGTAAGCGGGAACATCTTCAAGTAACCAATCAAGTGCCATAAAATCAATGTATTAACGGTTAGACAAACGAGTCGCAAAAGTTTTATTAACGAGGCTCTTCTTCTGGACGGCATAAGACATATTCACAAAGAAATTATCCTCAACATTTGACTTAAAAGGAGAATTAACCTGAGCCAAATCAACGAAAAGAAGGGGATAATAACTAGCCTCAGGAAGGGAACCGGTTCCACTATGAGTATAAACAGTGCGCTGCTGAACCCAATAAGAGTAGAGAGGAATTCCGGATCCACCTTCGGCCTCCGGCATATTATAAGCCTGGAGCTGACCTAACACCTCATCATAAGAAGAACGAAACTCATTAAAACAAGGTTCGGTAGCAAATGAAGCCCCAGGATTGCCGTTAAAAGCAAGACGAAAGGCAGGAACGTCTTGATATCCAATATCGTTATAAATAGGGTTAAAGTAGTCAGGACCCATGTAGTTGAGATAGTCCGGCTTGATAAAAGACCAGTAATAAACAGGGCGAATACTCAACATATCAATTATATAACCAGGCTCACGAAAGTAATAAGACTGACGACGACCTAAACGATCATTGAAAGCAATAGAACCGCCTTGTTGCCCAAGGGGTTGATTACCAGAAAAATTATTATCCCCGGCTTGATTCATAATAATCTGCACATTAACAGTCTGCGAGGCACTGAAAAGGAGTTTTGGACGATCAACGTGCTCAATCTTGGAGGCAAAAAACGTTTCCAGCCAATCACTATAACGGCTACCTCCAGCACCAAGCAAGTCCTTGTATTCCTGGAGACGAGAAGCAATGGCCAACTGAGGAATAGTAGACACGCCCGTCATAGATACAGCAGAATTAGCGCCAGTGGGAATAAGACGACTAAAACGATCGGGATTCGAAGGACATACAGCCATAGGATGCGCTGTAACAAAATAGGAAACAGCAGAATTGCCCGCAGAAGAAGCAGTAGGCAAAATCTGAGAAATAATACCGGTTGAACCCCAAAGCGAGGAAGACGGGAGGGTCGTAGAAACGGGGAAACCATTACCGGAAGCAGCAGCATTATCCAGGTCAGAACGAATTATCTGCGTAAACAAATTACCGCGATTAAAAGTATTATTCGTAGAAGTCAAGGCCGACGGATAAAACTGACTCTCAAAGTAAGCATCAAGGAACTCAAGATTTCCAAAACACTGTGTAAAAAAGCGAGAGTCTCCAGAATTATCGGGATCGAGAGCATAAGAAGAACCAGAATAACGAACTTTGTTAGCCATGGGCCAAGCGAAAGAGTAAAGTCCCCACTGCGAATAGCTATAGTAGTTGCGGACGATATCCCAATAGGCTAAATACGAATCCGCATTACTCCAACGATCCATAGAAGAATTAGCGGGGAGAGACACGGAAGAAGGAACGCTGGATACACCAGTAGTGTATTTATTAGCGATACGCAACCAAGCCATCAACGAATTAGTATAAGCCGCACCGAAAAAATCAGCATTCAGACTACCCGCTTGAGGCTGACAAGAGGCAATCCAATTAAGACTCAAATCGTTCATATCAAACTTACTACTATTCGTCCGAAGCTCGGGGTGATACAGCTGAAGGGGCACCCAGAAGCGATGAAGCCGAACAGTATAGGGGTTAAACGTCGGAACGGCAAGCGGATTGCTCCGAACGTCAATTCCCTGCTCAATGGATACGCGGTCCCGAGCATTAATAAAATCGATTCGCACCGGATAGAGAATACCCGGTGTGCATGTAAAGGCTTTACTCTCAGGAACATCATAGCGAGAGTAGCCATTTACGGCGTGTGAGATAAAAGGTTGTTTTCCCATAAATTAAATAATTAGTTGAAGTTTATAGTGATCCTCCCAAAAATGAAGGATATCGAAATCAAGCCAAGTAGGAGGATCGAAATTAGGCATTTTTTGAGAGGAGGAAGAGAAGCGCATCATTTGCTTTTGCTCCCACGTGTACGACGCTCTACCGGATACGGCGGAGTTGAGATTGAACCGCTCAACACACAGAGACACAATACGCTTAACCAGAGAAGACTTGCTAAAACGTGAATAAGCGTCAGCAGCGGTAATCGAGCGAACAACGTCGTCTTCCGGTTTAAGATACCTAAGATAATATCGAGGAATCGAGTAATTATAATTGATACCCTTCTTAAAGTCGAAATAAGACCACGACGTAATACGAGCAGAAGGACGAGGCATATAGCCAAGAAAATCACCAACGCCAGCAGATACGAATTTTCGCGTATAACGGCGATGTTGGAGGAGAGTAGATAGAGGTGTAGCTTTTCCATTTATAGTAACGAATTTACCCGAAACATCCTCGGGGTTAAACTGGATTTGTTTAGTAACATATTTAACAACATATCGAGCCCGCTTGTGCGTGCCCTTCCCGAGCCAAACAAAACCAAGGTCTCCAACAGCCTTTCGGATTTCGTTGTATAAAACATTAGTCCCAAAAAGAAAACCATGGAAATGTAGGCGCGGCTCAGAACCAACTTCGGGGTGGGTGCCAAACTCTTGGAAAAACGCATGTTTAAAAGAGTGACCAAGATTGTGGCGAACACGCTCGTTCCATCGTCGAATAAAACGGGCCGGGTCAAGAAGAGCTTCCTGATAATACTCAGGAGCAATAGTTATCGTAATGAAGATAGCCTGCTGAGAATCGGCTTTACAACGAGCAAGCTCGCGCTCAAGTCGGATAAACCAATCGTTACGCTGACGACGCAAGCAGTCTTCACACTTTCCGCAGGGAACCATTAGCCACTGGCGAGCAATATCCCAGGGGCGAAGAGCCAAAGCGGACTTGGCGACGTCGGAACCGTTACGACAGGGATTCTTCTTGTCGAAATAACGACGATTCCGTATCCATATAGGGGAAGAGCAGGGCATTAAAAAAGACTTCTAAGACAATCAAACTTGATATAAGGGTTAGTCCGACGACAGCGAGCAAGATAGTCGTTTGCAGAACCTTCGTCGACAAACCAAGCGATAGGGACTCGCTTTTTGCCGCGATATGCGCCAATAGAATAACGATGAGGAACACCATTAATAATAGGAGAAAATCTAGGCTTAAAATCAAAATTATCCATAACTTAAAAGCATTAATCTACGCTTGAAAAAAAGCCTGCGAGAGATTTTTCTCCCGCAGGACTAACGAGTTAAAGAACTCTACCACCAAGCGGGCGGGTCACTACTTTAGTTCCCCTTCCCTTCTTCTTTCGACGTGCTTTCATCGCGAGTCAGATCAGTACTAAACATTAAAACGAGCGTATTGTCGAAAAAATCGACCGAAAAGTCAGGGTACGCAATCAAGGCCT